GATATTTCTGGGAGAATATCGTAAGACAGGATCAAGTAAACAAACACACAAGAGGTAACAAGACATGACTTCTATTAATTTTTACGAAAGAACGGCGCTTATCAAGCGTATCGAAAACAATCTCAATGAAATTAACCAAAGATATTTTGAGGGAGGCCACGTGATATTATCAGTGACTGATAACGGTGATTACCTCACTGTCAAAAAACAAGGTGTTTACTTAGCAGGTTATGACACTCAAAAGCTTTTTGACGCTCTGGAAGATTTTAATAAAGAAGTTCGAGAGTTTCTTTTTCCTTATGACCTGTGGGACTATTTAGATCATTGCAAGTACACGCCAGAAAATCAGGAATCTGACAATAAATTAAAAACCGATGATGAATTATCGCTTTCTGACAGTGTCGATATGCTGTTGAGTGAACCTGCACCTGTACCTATAGATGAATCTTCTGGACTGCATGATTGGACTGTTAGTTTAATACGCCACTCACAAACTATACATACCAAAGCCTCTACCTTAAGCAAATTAGTTGAGGAACTAGAAACAAAAAATGAAATTCTAGAGAAAAAAAATCAAGAATTAGAACAGAGCAAAGAATACAACGAAGCATGGATTGACAACTTAAAACAAAAAGTTCACGATTTAGAATCCTCGGTTTGGCTACTGCAACAGGAAAATAAGCGACTAAAAAATCAATCAGAGTTAGGAGTAAAAGTGATGATTAAAATTGAAATGGTAAAAATACCATCAAGTCAAGATCAAAAAATCAGTAGTTTTGCGATTGGGAAATATCCAATTACTCAGGCGCAATATGAAACAGTAATGGAAACCAATCCCTCTCGGTTTAAAAACAATCCGCAAAATCCAGTGGAAAGTGTAAGTTGGGATGACGCTCAAGCCTTTTGTCAGAAATTAAGTCAAATAACTGGCAAAACCTATCGTCTACCAACGGAAGCGGAGTGGGAATATGCTTGTCGTGCAGGAACTACTACTCGCTTTTATTTCGGAGATGATGCTAATAAATTAGGAGATTACGCTTGGTATTACGACAATTCTCAGAAGACAACTCATCCTGTGGGACAGAAAAAACCCAATGCTTGGGGACTCTATGACATGAGTGGCAATGTCTGGGAGTGGTGCGAAGACGGCGTGAATCGGGGCGGTTCTTGGTACAGCAATCCTGATCTCTGCCGTTCCACTTACTGCTACTACGATAACTACAGCCGCGACTACCGCATCAGCGATTACGGTTTTCGGGTAGTCTGTGACAATTAGTCAATTATCAGCAGTAAAAACAATGATCATTCAACAAGTCACTTTTCTCGCTAAAGACTTTGACAATACTGAATATCAATTTAGTGGCACCCTGTTTCCTAATGGTGCTGTAATGGTTTCTTACGCTCACACAAACGACGGTTGGTTTGAGAGTCTTGAAAGTGTTGACGCTTGTGGAAATGCAAGTGTAATCAATTGGGAACTAGGAAAGAAGTCTCGAATGTCAAGGGCCTCTGTAAGAGAATCTCTAAAAGGGGCTGTCCGAGAATTTGGATCAGACAGAGGTACAAAAAAGGGATTTAAGTTGCTTTGATTATCTTTTAGCGTCAGTTGGTTATTAGTCAGTAAAAACAAAGCTAGGAGTAAAAATAATGATTAAAATTAAAATGGTAGAAATACCACCAAGTCAGGAAATCAATAGTTTTGTGATTGGTAAATATCCAGTAACTCAGGAACAATATGAAGCAGTAATGGGAGTTAATCCATCTTATTTTCAAGGTAATCCTCAAAATCCAGTGGAAAGTGTAAGTTGGAACGATGCTCAAGCTTTTTGTCAAAAATTAAATGGAATGACTGGCCATAAGTATCGCCTCCCCACACAAGAAGAATGGGAATATGCCTGTCGTGCGGGGACTACTACTGACTATTATTTCGGAGATGATGCTAATCAGTTAGGAGATTACGCTTGGTATGAAGACAACTCTGGGCTGATAACCTATCCTGTAGGCGCAGCAAAATCACCTAATGCTTGGCTGATAACCCATGCTGTAGGGCAAAAATTACCTAATGCTTGGGGACTCTATGACATGAGTGGCAACGTCTGGGAATGGTGTATTGATAAGTGGCTGCGGGGCGGTTCCTGGAACGATCCTCCTTATTGCTGCCGTTCCGCGAATCGCGACAGCAGCCCCCCCCGCGGGCTCCGCTTTAATAATGTCGGTTTTCGGGTAGTACAAACTATTAGACCAACACTATTAGCTGAGGAGATGTGGGAAGCACAGTTACCTGAACCCTATAAAGACATGATTCTATCTGAAGTAGTAGATTACCTAGAGACTCTGCAGACTAAAGAAGAAAAAGAGAAGTTTATAACTGCTATATACTGGTCAGGGTTTCAAGCGTGTCTGGATGATTAAGATGATTAGAGTTCTTAACTCTGCGTTCGCTTGGCTATCAGCTATTAGTTGTCAACTAACAATTATTTAGGAGCAAAAAAATGAGTGATACAGATTTTATTCGAGAAGTTGAAGAACTGTATCTGCGTCTTGCTAATGCAGATACAGATAATCTGATTGAGTTAGCTAAACTTGCGGGTTTAGACCCTAAACTCGCAATTCAGATTGAAATGGTAAAAGTTCCTGACGCAACTTTTGCAATAGGAAAATATCCAGTGACTCAAGAGCAGTATCAAGCAGTAATGGGGAACAATCCATCTTATTTTCAAGGTAACTCTTGGAACCCTGTAGAACAAGTTAGCTATAACGATGCCATAGCTTTTTGTCAAAAATTAAGTGGAATGACTAGTAAAAATTATCGCCTCCCCACAGAAGCGGAATGGGAGTATGCCTGTCGAGCAGGTACAGTTACTGGGTATTATTTCGGAGATGATCGTCGTCAATTAAGACATTACGCTTGGTATTTTGATAATTCTTATGGAACAACCCATCTTGTAGGATTAAAACTACCTAATGCCTGGGGTCTTTATGATATGCACGGCAACGTCTGGGAATGGTGTCAAGAGGGCTATATGCGGGGCGGTTCCTGGGGTTGCAGTCCTGGATTCTGCCGTTCCGCGACTCGCCACAGCTTTATCTGCTGCGGCTACCGCATCAGCGATTACGGTTTTCGGGTAGTCTGTGATGATTAATCATTTATCAGTTATCAGTAAAAATAACTTAGGAGTAAAACAATGACAATGATAGACATAGGACAATTCCCTAAAATTAACTCTGCACCGCAAGAGTTTGAGATAACCTGGTACGAAACAAGGTTAATTTATTCTTTTAAATACTCAGAAGGAATCCATTATTTTATCCAAAAACAGGGATGGATAGTTGATGAAATCGCTAAATGGGTAAAAGAAACTCATTTTAAGGAAGACTTTCCCTCGGTTATCGATTGGAAGTTAAAAGTAACTTATCAAAACTCTAAAGATAGGATTCCGTGGGAGAATCCAAGTCATTCAGCTACACTAACCTGCGAGAATCGCCAAAATGCCGCGTTTAAATTTAGCTTTATGACAGTATTTCCAAATACTAATATTGAGTTATATTACGACAGTGATCGTATAGATGAAGTTGACTTTTGTTTATTTGATATAGCCGACCCTTCTAAAACGGAATTAATGCTTGAAGAAGAATGGGTGTATTTACTTGGCGCTGCATCTTTTTTATTTGGTAGGTAATCAGTTGCCAGTTATCAGTCAATAATCCCCAACCAAACCTAGTTGCGCTAATTAACAACCATGAATATTATTTCTACTGTCATTCTATCTATTGTGAGTATTGTAATATTGACAATACTTATACTAATTGTTACTTTGATTATGTTTTATACAATTGGTTTTTCTTCTGGATTTATTGAAGCTTTTGAAGATTTTATCAATACTCGAAAAAATAAATAATTATTGTGGATACTGAAATGGAATTAATGCTTGAAGAAGAATGGGTATATCTGTTAGCAACTGCATCAAGATTGTTTACTTAGTTTATTAATCAGTTACCAGTTATCAGTTAGTAATCCTTAACCAAACAAAAAAATGAAACCTTTGCATAAACTGGGTAAATATCATAATTTAGAAAAGTTAAACAGCATAGCAACCGATCCTTGTTATACTGTCAAATTTCCCATAAGACATAATGATGTAGACCCTCTCTACGATGAGTACGATCAATCTTATACTTTATGGGCTACTCTGGGGGTAGAATGGCACGTCGATGACATCGATAAGGACAGAAAATACTCAATTATTTTAGTTGTTCAAAGCGATAATTATGAGCTTTATGCATCTACAGTAAATAATAAAAAAATAGAAAAACTTTTAAAAACAAATCACAATACTAGCTTTAGGAGTATAGATGATCAAATAGATTCTTTATTGACTTGCAGAAAAGACACTCAAAGACTAATAGTAAAATCAGGAGATATTTTACTATTAGATATATCTTATTATCACAAGCTAGAGAATACAATAAAAACAAAAGACCCTTTTATTTTTATTAGCTTAGATATTGATTTTATCCCAAAAATCAAAGAGTCCGTTAAGGTTGTCAATTATTTTGTCCACGATTTTTGCAACTATTAATACCCATGACTAATACTACTGAGAACAGATATGCGCCCGATTGGGTTTCCCCACCAGGAGAAACCCTTGCTGACATCCTAAAAGAGAGAAAAATAACTAGAAGTGAATTTGCCCAGCGCATAGGGTTGCCAAAAAAGACTATCAATCAATTAATAAAAGGTAAAGTGGAGATTACCATTCGTATTGCCTACAAAATGGAATTAGCTTTAGGTGTACCTACTGCTCGTTTCTGGATAGATCGTGAAAGACTTTACCGAGAATCTCTAACAAATTAAATCGATTAGGATATTTTTACAACTATTAACGTGGACTAACAACTAATTATCTTTGTCGAAAATTTATCGTCATTCTGTATTTTAACAATAAAAACTATGGCGATCAAACAACCATAACTACAGACTTAAGGTTTATTCACAATGCTGTTGTGAGCTATGTGCAGTCAGGCTTTTAGAGTAATGATTAAATTCTACTGGAATGATAAATTAATAACAGGACATACTTTATTATTAATAACTGAATGTAAAGGTTATGTTATATCACATTGGTACAGTCACTCTAATAAATTGGAGAAAATCAATGAGCCAAAAAATTCACTATCACGCACGCACAGAACATCAGATTCCACTGATGTCAAATAAGTTAACAGATACAGTCGGTAATTTAGTTTTTCCTTTTTCTGATAAAGAAGAGCAATTAAAATTTTTTGGTCAGATGCTTGAAGAGCTATTAACCATATCATCTGTATCAAGATATACACCAGAAGGTACTGCATTAAATACAATTTTAGCTTTGTTGTCTAAGTTGGATTAGTACAAAATTAGCAATCAGTTCTTGTAATTAATCAGGAGTAAACCAATGAACATTAAACCTCAACTTAAAGGCAGTATTCGGCTATTTTTAGAAGGTTCAGAAGATGGACTACAGCGTCTAGCGGATTTGTATCAATCGGGGGAATTGCAAGCCCTTCTCAATGTTAAATCATGTGATATACATGAAATTGTCGTCACAAAAGCAGAGTTCACTACAGATGCAAGAGTTATTGAAAAAGCCGAATTAATTAAGGCAATTCGAGAAGAAACAATTGATAAGACAACTTTACAACAAGTTGATTTAAGTGGGGCTAATCTGTGGGGGGCTTTCTTGAGTGATGCTAACCTGAGTGAGGCTTACCTGAGTGGGGCTAACCTGTGGGGAGCCTTCCTAAAAGAGGCTGATCTGAGTGGGGCTACTCTAACTCAAACTGACCTGAGTGGGGCTTTCCTGAAAGAGGCTGACCTGTGGGGGGCCTTCCTAAGAGAGGCTGACCTGAGTGGGGCTGACCTAAGTGGGGCTACTCTGAGCGGGGCTAACCTGAGAGGGGCTACTCTAAGTGGGGCTACTCTGAGTGGGGCTTTCTTGAGAGAGGCTGACCTGAGTGAGACCATTCTGAGTGGAGCTAATCTGAGTGAGGCTTTTCTGAGAGGGGCCATTCTGAGTGGAGCTAACCTGAGAGGGGTTAATCTGAGTGGGGCTGACCTAAGAGGGGCTATTCTGAGTGGGGCTGACCTAAGTGGGGCTGATGTTGAAAACGCTATCTTTATCGATGCAGCGGGGATCACCTCTGAACAAGAACAGGATTTAATTCAACGAGGGGCAATTTTTGAGGATAATTCTAACAATTGCAGTAAAGCATTAGTTTAAAACAGCCTTTAATCTCCACCTTCAGAGTAAAACTGGGACTACATAAAGTAAAACAGGAGTAAAGCAATGAACATTAACATTAATCCTCAATTCAAAGATCGACTACTCAAACTCATGATTAGAAATAAGTATATCGAATTATCCCTTGAGTCACAAAACTGGATTGATGATTTATTAAAAAAATCTCAAACTAGCCAAGTAACTAACGAGATATTAATCTGGTGGTGGAAAGGGGATATACAAAAAGGAAACATCACGTACTTGTCCGATGATAAATGGAATCTTTCTTTTCTTGACCGGTTTAAGTTTTGGGTTATAACTATTATTATGCCTATATGTACAGGA